ATATTGATCTGCAAGATAGAATGCTTGAAGAGCAAATAGAGATTATAGAAAGAGATGAGATGATGGGAACTGGATACATGAGTCCAGAGGCACAAGATCAAATTGATATTATGAGAGGCGAAATTGCAGAAGAAGCTAATACCCTTAGAGATTTAGCAGATGCAGGAGGAATAAGAATACAGGGAAGTAGAGGAATTGTAGATGGAGTAACTGACAGAGGTATACTGCCTGAAGGAATTGCACGAAAAGCAAATCCTCAAAATAGAGGAGAAGTAATTCAAATGCTTAATAGAGAATCTGACGGTTCTTATGATGTAATAAACCAACCAGCTGTATCTGTAGGTACAAATAGAAATCCAGACCAAGTAAGACAAAGTAGTGCAATTTTAAGACAGTTTGACGGCCCTTTTGGTAAAGAAACTACTAGAGTAAATAATCCTTTTTCAGGAGAATCTGTAAGATATCAAGATATCCCAGGAAATTTTGAAGTTTCTGGTACAGGTATACAAGGATTAGATTCTAAACCTAGAGTACAAAAAATAACCCAAAAATTAAAAGGAGCTCAAAATAATAAAGATGCCGCAAAAAAATTAATTTCAGGTGCTGCTGATGCTCTTAAAAATTTTAGTCCTAAAAGAGCATATAGAATGGCTCAAGAAAAAGAAGTTATAGGTGGAGATTCTTGGAAACATGTAATATTACCTTCGTACACTCCTAGTGATCCTACTGGATCTAAATATGCTATGAGAAAAATTAGAGAAACAATGGACAAAGTAAGTTCTGTTCCTGGATCAAGGTTTCAAGATGCAGATATGTCAACTGATTCTTTTCCTTTAGTTTTAAAATCTTTGACTAAAGGATCAATGTCAGATAAATTTAAAGTAAAAACCACTGGAGAATTTGTACCCTTAAACTCATTTGGATATGGAGGAGATGAATATTTTGGACCTAATA